CTGTCTGTCGTGAATGCAGCACGGGTCAGCTTTGGGAAGAAGAGTGAGTGGGTTTGTGCTGGGTGTGGTGGAACTAATTGGGTTCCAGATTATGACTACGAATACTACTGCGGTGATTGTAGGTCAGGTGATGATGTAACCCTCTCCGACCGTGACACCAAACTCATCAAATATCTTGCAAAGCACAAGCACCTGTCCCCCTTCGGTCATGCCTTTGCTTCGTTCCATGTCAAAGCCCCTATCTTCGTCGCTCGACAACTGGTCAAACACAAGTTCCTCCGGTGGAACGAGATCAGCCGTCGCTATGTAGATGATGAACCTGAGTTCTATGTACCTGATGTCTGGCGTGGACGTAGTGAGGACAAGAAGCAGGGTTCTGAGGGCGTGTTGAACTTCGGGGCGAGATACAACCCGCAGTATTTGGATTGGAAGATCAGGGATGCTTACCATCAAGCCCTTGATGCGGGCATCGCGCCTGAACAGGCCCGTATGTTGTTACCCCAATCCACCATGACCGAGTGGTATTGGAGCGGTAGCCTCGATGCATTCGCTGCCATGTGCAAACTCCGCTGTGCCCCTGATACTCAATACGAGAGCCGTGTAGTGGCCGATCAGATTAGTGAGATTATGGGAGAGCTATTCCCTGTGTCATGGGAGGCTCTAACCTCCTGAAAAATATAGGGTATCCCCAATAGGGGTGCCCTATTTTTACATCAGGTCAGAAGTACTGACCGATTATAGCCCTCCCATGAGACATACAAGGATCAATTCCTATGGATAACCTACCTCAAGTCTCGAAAGAACTCATCGAGTACCTCGAACACATCTACCCCGACCGGGCACCAACTCTGGGTACACCCGTGGAGCAGCTTTGGCACAACTCTGGGAAGGTAGCAGTCGTACGACACTTGAGGGCCGTCTTCGATGAACAGAATGAAACAATCCTGAACGGAGACTAGACACATGTGTGGATCAAGCCCACCTCCCCCGCCTCCTCCTCCCCCGGCACCGCCCCCAGTTCTTGAGCAGCTTGCTCCTAAGTCTGCCAATAGCAGCGCCTCGTCCGAACAAAAGCGCAAGCGTAAGGGTCTGAGCCGATATCGTATTGAACAAAGCTCGTCCAGTTCTGCAGCAAAAAGCAGCCTTGGTGGGATCTCTAAATCGTGAGGTAAGTTATGTGTTCAGTTCAAATGAGAGACGACTTCCAAACGGGTAGATCTGCTGAGGGTCTTCCAGACCACGCTAGGAATGCCATGGGGATTTACTACATGGCCAAGAAAGCAGCAGACCGCAAGAAGGGTCCCCAGCCCAACCCTACGTTCGCCTCGAAGTCAACTGGACGTAGTAGCGCAAGATCTTCCTCACCGACTCCCACTACCGGCTCAACCTCTACAGCTTCTCTGGGCGCAACTACCGGTGCCAAGACAAACCTAGGGGGTATCCCCCGTCGATCCGGTGCGGGTCGTTAAATCGTGAGGTAATCTATGTGTTTCGTAAGAGGCCCTTTTGCCAAAATAACCCGTAACAACGCCCCTCCTAAGAGCATCGAAGGTAGGAAATCTGGTGGATATCAAAGAAATAATACCAGAACATCTCCCAAATCTTCTTCGAACTCTATGACCTCAACATCATCTCCGTCTTTGGGATCGGCTACAGCATCTACGGCAAATCTTGGGGGTATCCCCCGTCGATCCGGTACGGGTCGCTAAATCAAACAGGAGTGTTCCATGGCTAAAGGAACCTGCCAAGCTCGCTATGAGCTACTAGCACAGGATCGTGAGGTCTACCTCGACCGCGCTCGGGAATGCTCTAAGCTCACCATCCCTACGCTGATCCCCGAAGCATCCTCGGGTAAACACACGAACTACCCAACGCCCTACCAAGGGATTGGCGCTCGTGGTGTGAACAACCTCGCATCCAAACTTCTGCTGTCTCTGTTCCCGCCGAACTCCCCGTTCTTCGCAATGCGGGTGGACGATTTCACGGCAATGGAGCTTGCACAGGAAGAAGGTGCGCGAGCTAAGGTAGACGAGGCCCTTGGTAAGTACGAGCGGTCTGTCATGTCGGCCATCGAGGCCAGCGGTGATCGTGCTGCACACTTCGAGGCGCTCAAGCACCTGATCGTTGGTGGTAACGTCCTCCTGTATCTCCCGAAGGACGGTGGAACCCGCGTCTTCCCGCTTCATCGTTACGTTGTCGTACGAGATCCCATGGGGGAAGTTCTGGAAATCATCATCCACGAAGAGGTTGCATACGGCACCCTACCGGATGACGTGAAAGAGATTCTGACGGACACTGAGACCGAAGATGACAAGGTGGACACGAAGGCCACCGTCGGGATCTACACCAAGTTCTACCGCGAAGGCTCGAAGATCAAATCGTACCAAGAGATCAAGGGCGTTGTGGTGCCCGGATCGGAAGGGTCGTGGCCGAAGTCCAAGTCCCCGGTGATGGCTCTGCGTTGGACCCGGATTGACGGCGAGGATTATGGTCGGAGCTACGTCGAGGAATATCTCGGTGACCTGATTTCCCTTGAGGGTCTCTCCAAGGCACTCCTAGAAGGCTCTGCCGCTGCAGCACGTCTGGTCTTCCTCGTGCGTCCCAACGGTGTCACTCGAGCCAAGGATGTCATGACCGCCGAGAACGGTGCAGCCGTGAGTGGTCAGGAAGAGGACGTAAGGGCACTTCAGGTTCAAAAGCAGGCAGACTTCTCGGTCGCCCAGAACCAGATCATGGCAATCACGGATCGTCTCGCCTTTGCGTTCCTGATGAACTCAGCGGTGCAGCGAGCTGGTGAGCGGGTTACCGCAGAGGAAGTCCGCTTCATGGCGGGTGAACTCGAGGATGCCTTGGGTGGCGTCTACTCGATCCTCTCGCAGGAATACCAGCTCCCCTATGTCATGCGTGTCATCGACCGCCTCACGAAGCAGAAGAGGCTCCCGTCGTTGCCTGATGGTGTGGCAACCCCGACCATCGTGACCGGCCTTGAGGCCCTTGGTCGCGGACATGACCTCAACAAGTACGACCTGTTGATGAAGGCTCTCGCACCTCTCGGACCTGAGGTCCTGATGGGTGAGATGAATATCGGTGACTACATCACCCGCATCGGTACCGCCCTCGGTATCGACATGAATGGCCTCGTGAAGAGCGCACAACAGCGCGAAGCCGAGGCAGCACAGCAACAGCAACAGATGGCTGGTCAGATGATGGGTCAAGCTGCCGTAAGCTCGGCACCCAATGTGGCCAAGGAGATCGCCCAAGGCGTTCGTGAAGCTGTCGGTAACTAAGGAAAACAATCATGGTTGAGACCGTGACTATTCAGGCCGAGAACAACGGCCCTACCCTCGAGGAACAAGCGGCTGCAATGGACGCCGCTGCCAAGGAAGCAGAGGCGAATGAGCCGAAACTCCATGGTGAAGAGGGTGCCCCCAAGGAGCGACCCGAGGGTGTCCCAGAGAAGTTCTGGGATGCCGAGAAGGGCGAGGTGAATACCGAGGCTCTGCTCAAGTCGTACACCGAGCTTGAGAAAGCGCGTTCCAAAGGGCAACCCGATGGTGAGGGCGAGGAAGCTGCGGCACAGGAAGCTGTGGATGCAGCCGGTCTGGATATGGAGGCCCTGTCGGCAGAGTATGCGACCAACGGCGAGCTGACCCAAGAGAGCTATGACGCCCTCGCCAAGGTCGGCATCACCAAGGACATGGTCGAAGCGTACATCGCCGGTCAGGAAGCCCAAGCGTCGAACCTGCAAAAGGAGCTGCTCGAGCCTATCGGTGGCGACATGGAGACCTACGATACGATGGTCGCATGGGCTGCTGATAACCTCGACGACAAGGCTATCGACGACTTCAACAAGGTTCTCGACAGTGGCAACACCTCGGCCATCAAGATGGCAATCCAGAACCTTGCCGCGAAGTACACCGATGCCAACGGCAGTGAACCGGGGCGTCAGCTCTCCGGCAAAGCTACGGGCACCGGCAGCGGTGTCTATGAGTCTACTGCTGACCTGATGAAGGACATGCAGAACCCCGAGTACGAACGCAATCCCGCGTTCCGTGCGAAGGTCGAGGCCAAACTGGCCCGGTCGTCCATCCTGTAAATCGGAGGCACCGCCATGGGAGCCAAGCACAGCGGAGGGAGGTGATCCATGTCTCGTTCCGGTCGCAAGTACTCAGCCTATGACCGCGAGTATCAGGCTCGCCCCGAGCAGGTCAAAAAGCGTGTAGCCCGGAACGCTGCTCGGAGGCTGATGATTAAGAAACACGGCAAAGCTGCTCTCAAGGGCAAGGATGTCGATCACAAACGAGGGGTATCGGCGGGCAACGGCGCGTCGAACCTTCGTATCCGTAATCGGTCGGAGAACCGGGCGGATAAATCCACCAAGTGATTTCATGAAGAAACTGTCGGGGGCCTTAGTGCCCCCGGCGCATTCCTGAAGGTACCTTAGGGTATCTCCACGAGTGCGCACGAAGGGTAGCTCCCTTCAAGCCTACTCAGGCTCTCGAGACAGCCAGACGTGGTCCTCTCGAGACGCCGCTCACCCACAGACAAGAACAACAACGAAACGCAAGGCCCTCTGCGGAGGACAACCTCGTGGGAAGTGGTTGTGAGGTCGAAGGGTATCCCAACCCCAAAACTTCTCTTCCATAAGGAAATCTCCAATGGCAAACGCCGTTCCCTCCCGTCTGGGTCAGGCCAATGGTGCAGGCGCAGTTGACGCTCTGTTTCTCAAGGTCTTCTCGGGCGAGGTCATGTCCTCGTTCAATGCAGCGACGGTCATGTCCGACAAGACTCGTGTCCGTAACATCACCTCGGGCAAATCCGCTCAGTTCCCCGCGATTGGTCGCATCGGTGCTGAGTACCACACTCCCGGCACCGAAATCGTCGGTAAGACGGTCGAGCATGGCGAGAAGGTCATCACCATCGATGATCTGCTGATCTCGCACTCGTTCATCTCGAACATCGACGAAGCCAAGAACCACTACGAGGTTCGCTCGGAGTACTCGAAGCAGATGGGTCAGGCCCTCGCTCAGACGTACGACCGTTCGCTGATCTCGCTGGCTGTCAAGGCTGCTGCTGCTGGTGAAGCAGGTGCTGTTGCCGATCAGGGCGCAGCCTCGAACACCAACATCGGTGCCACCCCGACCACCCAGACCATCGTTGATGCGATCTACGCAGAAGCTGCCGCAATGGACGCGCTGTTCCTGCCCAAGGAAGATCGTTTCGTCATCGTGTCGCCCGCCACCTACTGGGGCCTCGTGCAGAACGACAAGCTGATCGACCGTGACTTCGGTTCGAATGGCTCGTACGCCGAAGGCACCGTGATGAAGGTCGCAGGTATGTCGATTGTGGCCAGCCCGAACATGGGTGTGAACCACCTCGCTGCAGGCAACGTCGCGGACTACCCGGACTTCAACTCGAAGTACATGGCGAACACCTCGGCAGTCTCGGCTCTGATCTTCCAGCGTGGTGCCCTCGGTACCGTCAAGCTGATGGATCTGGCCTCCGAGAGCGAGTACGACATCCGCCGTCAGGGTACCCTGATGGTGTCCAAGATGGCCGTCGGCCACGGTGTCATCCGCCCCGAAGGCATCCGCACCCTCACCGCCGCCTGATCCTTACGATTAGGTAGTGGATACCAAAGCCTCACCCTAGTGCTACTGGGGTGGGGCATTTTTCAATACCTCGAGAGGTTCCCATGCTGATTACCCCCACAACGGAACTTGAGGCCGTCAACGAGTGTCTCGAGAACATCGGACAGGCCCCCGTCAGTACAATCGCGGGTGACCTCGGTGTTGACACTCAGATTGCCCTCAATTTCGTCCGAAAGACGAACCGCCAGCTACAGTCACAAGGCTGGTACTGGAACACCGAGGAAGAGTACCTCCTGTCGCCCAATGGCGATGGTGACATCCTCCTCCCCGCCAACACCCTCTCCGTACGCCCTGCAGGCCGTGACGTGACCCGTAAGCTCGTCCAGCGTGGTCCCCGGTTGTACGATAGGGACAACCAGCGTTTCACCTTCACCGATGACGTGTACGTCGATCTCACCTTGGGTCTTGCCTTCGAGGATCTCCCTGAGACTGCACGGCGGTACATCTCATTGCGGTCTGCCCGCCAGTTCCAAGACAGGATCGAAGGGCAGGCAAGTCAGGGTGATTCAGATGATGAGCGTCTCGCCTTTGCTGATCTCTCTGCGGATCAGCTTCGGGTCGAACGAACGAACGCCCTCTCTGGCAACTACTCGACCGCCTCGACGTTGCGTCGAACAGCCTTCGGGTACACCCCTAATTTCTAACCGGAGAACCCTCTAATGACACTCGTGGCAAGTACAATCCCTAACCTCGTGTCCGGGGTCTCCCAGCAGCCTTCCCCGTCCCGAGTCCGTACTTCCGGTGAGGTTATGGACAACGGGTTTCCCTCTATCGTTTCGGGCCTGATGAAACGCCCTCCAAGCGAGCATATCGCAAAGCTGAACACCTCGATCACCGTAGGTCAAACCGGGGCTGTCCACACGATTGACCGTGATGCCAACGAAAAGTATGTCCTGATCTGTGGCCAAGGTGATCTCGAGCTGTACGACCAAAATGGTGTAAAGCAGACGGTCACGTTTCCAGACGGCAAAGCGTACCTGCCCACGGCTGATATGTGGGAAAAGCTTCGGTTCGTTACCGTCGCGGATACGACGTTCATCTTGAACTCAGAGGTTATCACTCAAGCGATTAGCCCTGCAGAAACGAGAGTCGATCCAACTACCCAAGGGACGGTTTTCATTCGCCGTGCTGTTGCCTCGGTTCAATACGCTGTCTACATCAACAACAATCTTGCAGGTAACTTCGCCACCTCCGACAACACATCGGCCTCTACCGCGCTTGAGGGCACCACCGAGATTGCAACAAATCTCAGGAACTCCCTGCAAAATAACGGATACACAGTCCGTCAGTTTGGCCCCTGTCTTGTGATCGACATTACCTCTGGGGACACTCTTGAGGTATCTGATGAATTCGGTGGACAGGCCATGGAGGTTTACACCGACACGGTTCAGGAGTTTGAAGATCTTCCGCCATACGAGCGCGAGGGTCGCCTCGTGAAAATCTCGGGCAACCTCGGTGAAGATGGAGCAAGCTATTGGCTCGCGTACGAGAACGGCGTTTGGGTTGAAACCGTGGGTTACAACTCGAGGCGAGAGCTAGATCCCGCCACCATGCCCCACATTCTCAAGAAAACCGCACCGAACACCTTTGAGTTCCGTCAGAACACTTGGGAAGCGAGGAAGGTGGGGGATGACGACAGTAATCCAAACCCCTCGTTCGTTGGCTCAACGATCAACGGTCTGTTTCTCTTCAAGGGTCGCATGGGATTCCTGTCTGAGGAAAACGTGATCATGTCAACTGTGGGTCTCTTCGAAGAGGTCTATCGAACCACCGTTGTCCAGCTTCTCAACAGCGATCCGATTGACGTGGCATCTGCCACAGGCCGAGTCTCGACCCTGTATCATGCAGCCTCTTTCTCGGACGAGCTGATCCTGTTCTCCGACAAGCAGCAGTTCCGCCTATCGTCTGGACAGGTGCTGTCGCCGGAAACGGTGGGTATCACCAACTCCACCGCATACCCCTGCTCCACCTTCGTGGCTCCTGTCACGGTTGGATCGAGTTCCTACTTCGTGTCGGACGGTGCAACGCACTCATTGGCTCGAGAGATCTTCATCGACGCCAGCAGAGAGCTTGTGAACGGTGAAGACATCGCGGTGCAGGTTCCCACCTACATCCCCAAGGACATCCGGGCGCTTGCCGCCAGTACGACTGCAGATACCTTCCTGTCGCTTTCAGCGAGTGAGAGAAACACTCTGTATGTCTACAAGTGGTACGTCACGGACAGGCGGAAGGTTCAATCGGCGTGGTGCCGGTGGATTTTCGATGAAAACACCCAGATCATTGGAATGGGCTTCCTCGACAACTACCTCTATCTGGTGATGCAGGTTGGTGGTGAAGTTCACCTCGAGCGTATTCTGGTCGGCCCCTTCATTGACAAAGAGCTACTGCTCGATAAGCAGATCGACAAGGCAGCCTTCACATCGATCACTTACGATGCGGTAGGCGATAAAACCACGATTGTCCTGCCCTACAGCACTCCGGCAACCGTTGAGTTCTACCGTACCGACAATGGGTCGTTTGCCCCCTACGAAGGCACCACCAAGACAAACGACACGACTTACGTAATCTCAGGGGATGTCACAGGTCACTCCATCACTGCTGGGGTGAACTATGAGTTCCGCTACAGGTTCTCCAATCAGTATCTCCGAGAAGAAAATGCTGATGGTGAGAGCGCCATTCAAGATGGTCGTCTGCAGATCAGGTACTTCTCTGTAATCTACACAGACACCTCGTACTTCGATGCTCAGGTCACTCCCACGAATGGCGTCACAAAAACCTACACGTTCAATGGGCGTGTTTTGGCTGACCCTGACAACGTGACGGATACCATTCCTCGAGATACCGGAGAATTTAAGTTTCCGATCTTCGCGGAAAATGAGTCGGTCGATATCGATCTGGTCAACAACCAACCGTATCGCTGTGCCTTCGGCTCTGTCGAGTGGTCAGCTTCCTACAAGCCGAAAGCACGGAGAGTGAGATGAAGAAAGGCTATGTCCGTCCTGCTGAGTGGGACGATGTCCCTCGACTTGCAGAAGATCTTCGGAGTGCGGACATTGCCGAAC